ATTCTAATATGATTGAACAAGATATCGCATACTTGATTTTAATGGCAATTGCAGTAAGCTGTAGCTACTATAGTGGGAAAAGAGAGGGAATCTCTACCACGCTAGACTATATGAAAAGCAATGGCCACATTGATTTCGAGGACTAAACAAAAAATAGTTCTTGACTTTCGGTATCAATTTTGGTATAATATACTATAGAGAATGAAATAGGTTCATTCTCGTTTAACGCGTCTACACCGCAAGGGTAGACAATTATTACCGAAAGGAATATTGGAGAATAAAAATGAGTATTGATTTAAGTAAATTTTGGCTTGGACTAGATGTGCCTACTATGCCGCATTACACGGAAAGTGCATATCCTAGATATAACATTATCGGAAGTGGAGGTGATTATCGAATAGAAATCGCTTTGCCAGGTTGGAGTAAAGAAGAACTTGAAGTTATCGCTGATGGCGAAGAGCTTCATGTTAAGGGGAAAAAGGAACGCAAGTTAAATGATGGCGAACAGTTCGTGCATCAGGGACTTAGTTTAAAATCTTTTGAACGAAGGTTTATTCTAAATTCTGAATTACAAGTAGACTCTGTTAACAAATCAAACGGTTTATTAACAATCTCTCTGTCTAGAACGCCAAATTCTAAAAGACAAGTTTTAGATATTGCGTAGTTCGCTCCAAATTCCAAGAGGAAATCTTGGAGTATATAAATGGAACAGATTAAAAAATTTGTAAAAACGGAGAGACAGAAGCTAGACATAGAAACCACGAGTAAGTTCATAGAAGCATTTGCACAGATAGTATTATTCTCATTTGTGGCAAGTGTATTACTAAACACTTATTTATGGCTCTATTAGCAAATTGTCTAACAAAACTTGGGTGCCTCCTCAAAACGAGGCACTCATTTTCTTACAGGAGAAAAACTTTGAAAACATCACAAGAGGGCATAGCCCTTATTAAAAAATTTGAAGGCTGTGAGTTAACAGCTTACCAATGTTCAGCAGGTGTCTGGACAATCGGCTACGGCCATACAAAAGGTGTAGAGAAGGGAATGACAATCAGCAAAGAATCCGCTGAAGAAATGTTAGTTGAAGAACTTCATGAGTATGAAGGCTATATAAACGACCACGTTACCTGCCCTCTATCACAGAATCAATTCGATGCACTAGTATCATGGGTATATAATTTAGGCTCATCAAACTTACTTGCATCAACAATGCTAAAAGTATTAAACAAAGGCGACTACGATGGAGTACCTGCACAAATCAAAAGATGGAATAAAGCAGGCGGCAAAGTTCTAGACGGACTTATTCGTAGACGAGAAGCCGAAGCATTATTATTTTTAAATAAAGAATGGTATGAAGTTTAAGATTCCCGAGGCATTACTGCTTCAAGCTCAACAGCACGCACAAGAAAGAGGAATGTCTATCGAGGAATATATAGCAGAATTTATAGGAATGGTAAAAGATGAACAAGATAAAAAACTTAATAAAAAACATAAAGAACTGGCTAATAAGTCTGTTCACGACAAGGTATAAACTAACAGTTAGTTATAATAATACTTTTGGTGACGCGGATGACCAGACTTTTATTGTTCGTAAATTTTTAACTAAAAAAGATAAGTATATTAAGTTTAGAACTTGGGATAAAGAAATAGTAGAAATTCGTGGTGCTGACGGGTTAAACTACAGAATAGAGGAGATATAATGAATCAATTTTTTGCAGGAGCACTTTTAGCTTTAGGGATTGGTTGCTATTGGTTATATACCGAAAATGAAACATTAAAAGCAAACAATGTAAAGTTAGAGTATGCTGTTGAAGAACAAAAACAGACTATAACCACTATAAAAGAACAGTATGAAAAACAAGGGCAGTCATTAATGAACATGACTCGTCAAAATGCTCAGATAGAAAAAGAAAAAGCTGAGTATCTATCAATATTTGCCAGACATAATTTAGATGTACTTGCGCTTAAGAAGCCTGGCATGATAGAACTAAGATTTAACAACGCAAGTGAATCCGTAATGGAGGGACTAGAAGATGACACAAAAGCACTTTACGAGCTTAACAATTCTAACACTAGCGATTAGCGGTTGTTCTCTACTACCTTCTAAACAAATAGAAATAGTAAGTAAGCCAATGCAAATTGATATTATGCAACCTACATTACCCAGACCGCTAGAATTGACCGCCCCTAAGTGGCATGTAGTGTCAGAAACAAGAATAACAAATCCTTGTAGGAAAACTATACCTTTTGAGCCTAAAAAATTAGATGAAAATGGCGTAGAACAGTTTAAAAGACCAAAGACATGCAACCTAGACGAAAGGGAAAACCCAGAATGGCCAGAAGGATACACATACTTAGACAGGTTTTTAGATGACATAAAAGAACAAAATAATGGAGAAGTAGTGTTTGTTGCGACTAGCGTGGGGGATTATAAAGTAATGGCAGAGGATATGCAAGAGTTGAAACGATATATTAAACAGATGGGAGAAGTAATAGTATACTATCGAGAGGTAACTACCAATGATAAAGAAACTAATTAACTTTTTTACTCCTAAATATAGTATCGACTTAGAAAAAAGGATAGAAGAACTAGAGAAGATAGCCCACCCTAAATGCGGGTTGGATGGCTTCGATGATTATCAACCTTTGTTAGATAGATTAACTAAAATAGAAGTAGTATTAGGAACATTAAAAAAGAATGAATATAAATAGTGAAAAACTAAAAGAGTTATTAGACAAAGGAATTGTTGAGATATCTTTTATTAGTTTAAATAGTGGGATGCTTATCTCTAGAGAGTTTACAACCTGCGAGAAACTAATGCCGGTACCAAAACATATCAAATCATACTCAGGTGACAAGATTATCTGTTATGATGTAGAATTTAAAAAATGGGAAGACATTCAAGTCGACACCATAGAGAGTTATAAAACTTTGGAGAAATTATAATGTGGGAAATATTCAATTTACCAACAACAATATTTATAGTTGTATTTAACCTATTAGCATGGAGCGGCCTAGCCTATGGTATATTTGCTGCTGGGAAACACCTTTTAAATAAATATGAGCTATTCTAAAGAAGTAGTGCAGAGATTTGAGGCGGTATTAGCAAACCCTCAAAAACATTCTGTCGGAAGCTTAGACAGAAAAGACCCGAAAGTCGCAACAGGACTAGCGGGAGCACCTGCATGCGGTGACGTAATGCAGTTGCAACTATTACTTGACGAAGATGAAAAGATTGTAGATGTCAAATTCAAAACATATGGCTGTGGAAGTGCAATAGCGTCTTCAAGTCTGTTTGTAGATATGATGATGGGAAAAACAATCGAAGAAGCTAAATTAATTAAAGACAAAGACATTGCTGCAGTGCTCGACTTACCACCCATTAAACTACATTGCAGTGTACTGGCAGAAGATGCAATTAGACAAGCAATGATAGACTATGAGACAAAAAATCAAGATGATTACACTCATCCTATCTTAGACCAGTCAATGATTGGGCATAATAAACCGCCAAAATAAAAACAAATATAGACTTCCCCCAATTAAATTGCATTGTAGCGTTTAGCGGAAGGAAGTATAAAAAAGCTATCGAGGATTGGAAACACAATCAAACATAGCACGCATACGTTAAGTATGAAAGGAGAGGAGAATGTTAGAATTCATTCAATGGGTTATAGCATGGGTACAAGTAATACCTTGGTTAGTGATGGGAGCGTCATTAATTGCAGCTTTAACTCCCACACCTGTAGATGACGGGATTGTCAAAAAAGTCTACAAAGTACTAGATTGGGTTGCTCTCAATGTAGGAAAAGCAAAGGACTAAATAAATGTCCAGCACAGTAGATAACGACAGGAACGAAGTCGAAATTGACCTTGATAAGTATATGAGCCTAATCGATAAACTCGATATGGCAGAAGATACTATTAAGGAAATGCAACTAGAGGCAGCTGATGCCAAGAAAAGACTAGCTCCGCCTAAAAGAAAGTTTATTGATTTATTCTTAGATGATAACGATATAAACGAAAAAGCGATAATTGGATTTATCTCTTTTGGATTTATGGCAGTCTTCGCCGTTTGTGATTTAATTACTGCATTTTATGGTAAGGATTTGTTGTTTTCGGACACAATCTACACCTCTTTAGTAGTAGTAACATTAGGAGCATTCGGTATCTCAGAAGCTGGAAAAGCCTTTGGTGGGAAATAAAAACAGTTCTTGACAAGTGGTTAATTTTTTAGTATAATATATACTATATGAAAAAATCAAAAGAACAAAATGAAACGGCG